GTTTCTTTTGGGATGATGATGAGGATTTTGGTAAGGATGAGGTTTTTGTATATGGAAAATTCAATATGGTTATAAAGCCATCGAGTATCCTTGTAACAAAAAATATTCCTGGTCAGCCAATTGACTCCAGACATGAGTTTTTAGGATCACTTGCGAGTTATTCTAAAGAGAGAGAAATGTATTATGGATACCCTAGGATAGGGAAAATTTGTTCAAGTATAACTCGGGCTGGGATGGTAGTGTTGGAAGAACCTGATTATTTCAGGAAACTTTGTGCTCTTGCAAGTTTATCTGTAGGAGAGCCATGGCTCAAAGAAAAGATATTTGAATATATGAATTTTATAATAGCCAGGTCTAAAACACCTGAACTACTCCGTAATATAAGGAAAGAAAATGAAGTGTTAGGGGATAGAGATCTCTTAAGGATACACTTCGGTCGTGAAGGGAAAACGAAAGTGCCTCAGCCTAAATTGGCAGGACGCGAATGCTATAGAAAAACTTTTAACTAGTAGAAACCTGGAAAAGGTAGATATTAGCGAAAAATTGAATGTTTCAGTTAATTTTTTTTTTGGAACCTTATATTCTTTTTCGGAAGGAAGGACGGATTTAAAAGATTTTATGGCAAATGCAAGAGTTAAGCGTGCGGAAGACATGCTTTCGGCACTCGCAACCAATGGTAATTGCGAACTTACCCAGGAAGGAAAGGCTTTCGTTATTCAACGTTTTGACCCTTATCATGACACACCTATCAAGCCAACTGGATATCCCGACCAATATAATGGATTCACGATATCACGTTGTGTCAAGAAGAGTATTACGGTTCAGCAGACAAGTGGTGGAGGGCCGTCAAATGACACGTTCTCATTTCACGTCTACAATACTCCGATGCTCGAAGTTGTTACTTTGGCTCAATGCACAAATCAAAAAGGGAACTCGGTTTCACTCCCTGACTCCCCAGTCATTACTCAAGGGTACGGGGGTTTGACTATCCAGCTCACCGATGTCGATGGTAACTGTGTTTACCCGACACCCAATCTTGCTGACATACTTGGGCAGCTTGTCCTCGACCCGCAAAATGATCTGGATGGAACAATGCGAGTCACAGCTATGGGTTTTGAAGTTATTGATGTCACAGCTGAGATCTACCAGCAGGGAACTATTACTGTCTATCGACAGAATCAACCTGCATCAAAGCCTGAGGTTTTGTCGGTTGACAATACCGTTGCAGGTTCTGGAATTCTACGTGAAGGTGTTATCTCAGTGCTTGGATATAAATTCCCCCCAGCGAACACAGCGGAGGCTCTTAATATTCCTACTACAAGACAATGGCAAGCTCGAGAGGGGGCTTATTTTGTTGCTGATTTTAACACGGATGAATTGCCGATGGATCTCCCAACATTTACCCAACCAGCATACTCTGATTATGTTGATGATGAAAAAGTCAATAATGTTGACTCGTATGATTGGATACCTTTATGGGATGCGACAATCACGAAGAATATTGTTGCTAGTCCATCTTTTTCGCGTGCTCAGCTCGGCTGGGGACGTACGAAACATATGCCAATTAATCAAAGCGGTTGCTTCGTTACGGGAGCCCCTAAACAAGGTTCTTATACGATTAATGCAATCTGGTATTTAGAATGTGCTCCTAATGGAGGAGACCCTAAATTACTAACTTTAGCTACACCAAGTCCAGTGATGGATAATCTGTGTAAAAAGTATTTGTCTCAGTTGAGGCATGATAGCCCTATTGCTGTGAAATGGCAAGACAACTATTTAGGAGAATGGTTTGTTGATGGGGTAACTGATGTTATCAAGAAGGTAACACCATGGTTGGCCAATGCCCAAGTGATTGGGAATCAAGTCGTCAAATGGGGCGACACTGCAAAAGCGAATAATGGGATGATATCACCACAGTCTTTTGTACAAGGGGACGTTGCTAAGAAAGTAAGTAATGAGAAAAAGTTGATTGCCAAGATAACAAATGGCATTCCTCTTGCTCCTGGACCAGCTCCTAAGAAGGCTGCGTACAGACCCGCAAAACCAATTGGGCGTATGAGAGGATACCCCGAACCCGAAAGGAAGGCACCTTTAAAGAGAGTTCGCACTCGACAAGGTGATATGCCACTTAGGCATGTTCGTGGCGAAGAAATTCGCTACCAAGGAGGTTACCGGAAAAAGGTAAGACCCCAACATTTAAGACCCTAGACAGGGCAATAAA